CCGCCGCCCTGTGCTTGCACGCCGAGCTTGCCATCGCGGCCACGGGTCAGCGGCATCACCGCTTCCGGCCCGGCCTCGCCCATCACGCCGAGATTAAACCCGCCGCCGCCGGCAAACCGGAATGGCGTCGGGCTATTGAACAGCCCGTTGGTGAACGCGCCGCCGCGCGCAAAGGACGCCATGCCGCCATCGAACGCTGCGCCGTTGGCCGTCAGAACACCGCCGCTAGGCAATACCTTGACCGGCGGCACGCCACCACCCCATCCATCTAACAAATTCTTTAAAAACGGAATCGCGGAGCTGGTGATACTCAATGCCGCCGCATCCGCAGCCATGCGCAACAGCATCTGCTTGAACAGTTCGCCGATGTCGTCGAAGGTACCGTTGAATCCCTTGTAGATCACATCGCTCAGGGTGCGCTGGGTGTTGTCGGCAAAGGTCTGCCAGGCCTCGCTGGATTTTTTGGCGGACTCTTCGGCGGCCTGGTAGGTTTTTAGATAAGCCCTGCCGATCTGTTCCTCGGTGATCAGCCCACGGTCCTTGAGTTCGACCAGATGTTCCCAATAGTCCGCTGCCTTGGAAAGCGGATCGATGTCGTAGATTATTTTTTGCGCTTCGAGCGCGGCGTCGCGGAGTTCTTTTTCCTGGGCGATCTGCAGTTTGATAGCGTCGTTCATTCCGCTATCGCCAACACCGAGACCGGAAAGCAGTGCGCGTCCCTTGCCGGAATTTGCTGCGGCTGCAGACGCCGGCGCTTTTTTGTCCAGCTCGGCGCCGTGTTTTTCCAGCACGGCGATCTGGTTCTTGAGTATCTCGACTTGCTGGAGCTGCTCCTCGCGGGTGCCGTGCAGCCAGCGGCCAACCAGTCCGCCGCGGCCGCCGGTCTCGGCCAGGTTATTCTGAATACCGGCCAGCTCGCTTTTCAATTCTTTCAGACGGTTCGCGGACTTCAGCGACTCGGCGAGATTATTCGGCGGCATCAGTAGATCCCATGGGACCTGTCCCATGCCGGCCAGTGCGCGCCATAGCGCCAGCACCGGATGGCCTTCGCGCGCCAGCTCGTTCATCGCGGTGGCGGTTTGGGTCAGGTTCGGCAGCAACAGGTTGGCCAGCGACATGGCACTGCCTTCGGATTGCGTCTTGAGTTCGGCGAGTTGGTCGTTGAATCGTTTGGCTTGGCGCGCGCTGTCTTCGCTGACGTTGGCGTATTCGCGGCCCTTGGTGATGTAGTCGCGCAGGGCAGCGCTGCCGATGTTCATGAACGGGATCATCTCTTCGCCGTTCTTGCCCATCAGCTTGACGGCCAGCGCGGTCTTATTCACGCCGTCGGGCATGCCCGCGAACACGTCGGCGAGCTGGATCATCGCGCCGGTGGAATCCTGCGCAGTGATACCCATGCGCGCGAACAGCTCGGGCTTGTCGGACAGGGTGACGGCGAGTTTCTTGCCGGCCATCGCCACCGCTTCCAGCGAAGTGCTGTTTTGCTCGGCGGCGAATTTCAGCCCGGCCAGGTCCTTGATCGAGGTGCCGGTCTTTTCGTGCAGGTCCACCAGCGCATCGGCGGAATCGATGCTGCCCTTGATCAGGGATGCAAATCCCGCTACAGATAGCCCTATACCGAGCGTGCCGAGCACGCTATTTAATCCCTGGACGCTACGCCGTGCAGAATCGAACGCGGCGCGAGTTTGGTCTTGCGCGGTGAGGATGACGTTGTATTTTTTATCGGCCATATCAGCCCCTATTAATATAGTAATCTTGATTTTTTAGTCATTTGCTGGCCAATACAAGCTTACATTCCAGCCGAAAACCATCGCGTCCCAAACCAATAGACCGTCGCGGGGGATGAAATGAACAGCCTGCACAGCGCCCCTCCCTGCAGATGCGAAACTACGCCAGACGCAATCAAAAAGGTACATGTATGGAACAAGGTTCCAAACAATACGGCCTTTTTTGTCATCCACAGTTCACCTCATTATCGGTATGGGTGGAGGCATCAAGCCAGCCAAGGAAGCTGGCTACCGGTTCCTCCTGCATAGGCGCAGCCGCACCCATGCCCGGTGTCCATCGCTTATACGCCAGCGTTCTTGTACAAGCCGCGATAATCAATCACGCCGCACCCGACATCGAGGCGGCACTTAACGCCCATCACGTCGCGGCCGAATTCCAATTCCTCTTCGTAGAATGGGCGAGACTGCCCCATCAGGTATGCGCGCACAATGGTGTCGATCTGAGACGGGCTGGCTGCCAGATACCATGCGGTTGCACTGTTGGCATCAAGGCGCGGATCTGCAACCAGTGTCAGATTTTTAATCCATGATAGGTTGCTCGAGTCGTTGCTTGCGCCATACAAAACCAAGCTGGAAAGCAACGCCTCAGCCAAGCTTTCCAGCGCGACTGGAACAATCAGGAAACGGGGCTGAGGATCGACATATTGCGTGGCGAGGATGCCCTTTTGTTTCCGCATTGCAGCGCGTGCAGCGCCCAGCGTAGTCACACTTAGGGCAGCACCGGATGCGGCGAGATTGCTGTGGCCAGAGTGGAACAGCGCCACGCCGTCCGCCATGTTCGGGTTGCTGGTTAGCTTCGCATAAACCAGATCAGCTTCCAAGCGGCGGGCGGATGAACCGAAGGCGGCAGGCATAGTGGTAAACGCGGCGAGGTCATCGTTTATCAACATCTGTCGAGTGATCTCCAGAATCCGGCCGTACGTCTTGATGCTGAATGTTTCGCCAGCTTCGCCGAACGCGCCGTGTATGTACTCGGCGCCCTCCAATACCTCCAACAAACCGGGGGCTTCGGACAGCGCCACGAAGCTTTGCGGCTTGAAGTTCTGCACTTCTTTTTCACCGGTCCAGACTTGATGCGTCGTAGGTTCGTTGTCATAGCCCAGCGTCATCGCCTTACCGGCAGTGTTAGATAGCAGCAGCGGGAAGTCGCTGGTAGACAAAGCCGCTTTGATGATTTCTGCGCGGCCCACCGGAACGCGCTTACCATTCATGCTCAGGATGTTTTCCGCCATTGCGGTGAGGTTAAGGCGCTCGACGTCTTTTACCAATGGGGAAGGGTTTACCACGCGCACGCCGGCGCGGATCAACAACGACTGCGAGCACGCCTCTTGGAAGTCATTGCCTGGGCGTGGTTGCATGTCAAAATAATTCGCGGGGAGATTGCCGTTGATGGGGCTGGAGCCCTTGCCCAGGTGCGCAAGCAGCTTGGTGTTGGCATCCTGCGCGGAACATTGAATGCTGTTCTCGCAAGCTGCTTGTAAGTCGGCGACGCCGGACACATCCTTGAACTTGCCAAAACTGTACTTGATGTCGGTACGGCGCTGCGCATCGGCAGCCAATGCGGCAGCGCGGATTTCATCGGCGGTTTGGGTTTGATTATTAATTTGCATATTCATGGCGGTGTTTCCTTTCTGTGTAAAGCGTTGGGGGATGGTAAATTTGCTGCTGTTGAAACTGGCCGCAATGGGAAGGCCGGTTGCTTGCACTTCATCGACAAAGCCAGCGGCCAACGCCTCATCGGCGGTGAACCAGGTTTCGGCATCAAGCAGCGCGATGATTGCTGCGCGGCTCTTTCCGGATCGTGCGTAACCGGAAATAAGCGCTTCGCGGGTCTTGTCCAGAATGTCGGCGGTTTTGCGTAATTCCGCCGCATCACCCCCAGCATTTATCCATGGGTTGTGCATCATTAACAACCCGGTGCCAGCCATGCGGATGGTGTCGCCAGCCATCGCGATGAATGAAGCGATAGACAACGCCCATCCGTTGATTTCAATTGTCGCGTGGGCGGGGTGTTGCTTGATCGCGTTGAAGATCGCCACGCCATCCTGAACGCTTCCGCCTTCGCTGTTGATTTGAATCGTCAGGTTCTGGATGTCGCCCAGGCTCGCAAGGTCTGCAATGAACTGCGTGGCAGTCACGCCGAAAGAACCGATGTCATCAAAAATTGTCAGGGCTGCGGCGTTGCCAGATAATGCTTTGATGCTGTACCAGGATTTTTTCATTTTGGTTGAGTCTGAGTTAGAGACGCAAGCAGTTTTGCACCCGGCGCGTTAATTGTATCCCCGTCAATCTGGTTAAGGATTTTATACAGCGCGTGCGCCGTGCGCGGTATCCGCACGCCGGTTTTGTATGCGCGCCAAAGGTCTTGCTGCCACGCTGGCCAGCTGGGTGTCGGCTCGGGCAGGTCCCGATAGAGTTTCCAGGTGCGGCTTTCAAATTTTGTGATCTCGGCGGCAAGCCGTTGACACCTGCCCCAGCTGGTAACGGAATCATCCAGGGCAATTTTGCGCAGCGCCTCCATCAGGTGAAGATTGCGCTTGAACAATCCAAGGCGGGTGGACAGGCTGCTTGTTCCGGCATCGATCGGGGCGAGGCCAAGGAAGCGGTCAAGCGGGTCTTTGCCGCCGTGGTGCAGGTAGTGGAGAAACGCCTTGAGTAGCCATTCCCTCACGCTAGGGCTGATAGGCTGGTTATAAAAAATACTGTCCATAAAAGACGCGAGGCGCATCACTGGCGAGGGCGGAAATTTTTCATGCAAGAGGATATCCATCAATGCGCCTTCCCGGTCTGCGTTGCCGGGATCGTATGCACGGCGAACAGCTGCACCAGATCGGACGGCGCACCGTCAACCGGCATCGCGCAGCAAATAAAATCGGTGCCGGACATTGAAGCGTGAACCGTCAGCACCAGGTTAAGGCGATGCGCCTTGTATTCCTGAATGAGGCCAGCCAGGTCAGGTGATGATGCGCGCTGGCAGTAATCCGCGAACAAACCAAGCAAGCTATCGGTGATCGCCGCCAGCTGGCGTGCGGCTCGAGCTTCGTCATTCATCATTTGCAGTCTCCTGTAGTATCAACACCATACAACCCCCTTAGTAAAAACTCATGACTAGAGCACACCCAAGGTTCTAATTCCCCGTATCGGGAAAGCTGCGGGAGTACCTTTCGTTTCAATGGGTTGTATGCTGCTTGTTGCGCAACACGTAACTACTGGCGCTCCACTGGATGCGCTCATTTCGCCGTCCTCATTGCGCTGGCAAACTCTCTTTGGTTGGCCTCGGCCTTTCTCACCATCTCGGGGGTGATCCCTTTCGCTTGGTACACACGCGTTTTAAATTCGATAAAGGTCTCGGTTTTCGCCATGATAATTCCAAGCTCCTTACCTCGTTCCTCGATTCCTGCGGCCGACAATATCCATTCCTTGGTAGACTTTTTTTCTGAGCTACCACCGGCCTTATTGGCAATCCATTCCGCATTAAATCCTGCCCACCCGCGTTCACAGCAGATGCTTATCGCATCTTCAACCGTACAGCCAGCTTTTGCTGCCTCGCGTTTTATTCCATCCAATGAGGTTTTGGTGATCGGTGCGCGCTTTTGTTTGCGTAGCAAGATAAAATCTTTAATGACGTTTTCTGATACCCCCAGTTCAGCGAGACTCGCGTATTGTTCTTTCTGTTTTTTATTCTCTTGTTCTTTGCGCCGCGCCGAATCAGCGCGGGTTTGAGTAGCCGAATCAGCGCGGGTTTGAGTAGCCGAATCAGCGCGGGTTTGAGTAATGGGATTTAATAATTGGTAGTTGTTTCGCATGTTTTTTCCGCCGGTGCCTTTCTTGCTAATCCATCCCAATTCGCACAATTCCCTTGTTATGCGGCTGATATGGGATACGTGTATTCCGCTAAAATTCGCCAGATATCCACGCGATGGGTTGCATTGAAGTGATTTTTCGTTTCGAGATAAAGCTAGCGCAAGCAAGACCTTGATGTGACGAAATGTCAACCGCTGATCTGTCAATAGCTCTATCGGTATCCTTACCCATCTTTCGTTAATCCAGTCGCCTTTTTTTTCAGGTTCATTCATGGTTTTTTTATCGCTGGCAGCCGGTACAGAACGCCATGAACCATGGCTTTGATAGCAACTGGTCAATTGCCATCATTGCCACCCATAAAATTTTCGATAGCCGCTAGCACGCCATCGCGCTTGCTTCCGCCTAATCGGCATTGAAACCAGCATGACCGACATAGCCGATACTGGATAACGATTGGAACAAGAGACGAGACTGAATAAAGCCTGATTATTTGCCTAGGTTTTCTTGATGCCGTGAACGGCTTAGAGCAACCCGGACAGATCGGGCACGGCTCGCCAACAATAAATGGATTGGCCATGCTGACTACAGCAGCAAATTGTGGAAGAACATCTTGCACGCGCTTTCCCTTGGGAAGTTCGATCAAGCGGTGCATGCAGCCCCCTGAATCGCTCACTACTTGCCACCACTCAATGCGCACGAAATGATTTTTTTCGGGCGGCCAGTTCGGCGGCCTTCGAGTTGTGCCGGTGCAGTAGGGCGGCCAGCGGGGAGGGATTCTAGCCAGCGCTCCAGATCGCGCATGAGTATCAGCGTGCGGTTGCCGTGACGTCGTACCGGCAAAACGCCAGCGCGAATCGCTGCATCAATTGTGCTTTCGGATAGCGATGTTGCTTGTGCCGCTCCTGGTATGGATAGAGCTATTGGGTTTGGTTTTTCGAGAGTGCTCATTTGTCGGCCTCGCGTTTCCCCGTTGCTAGACGCTCGAAAGAATCAGACGGCCAAAGCAGGCGCCCATTAGGTAGCCTGCCGGGAGTAATGCCGAAGTAGTTTCCTTGTCGGCATACGGCCGCTCGCAAGGTTTGTGGTTGAAGCCCTAAGCGTTGCGCCAGAGCCGCTGTGGTGAGTTCCATTCGCTATTTCCTTTTTTAAAAGGCTGCATTGAATTAAACGTAATTCAATGCAGGTGAATGGATAATATTGACTAGCCAGTCTCATTTACACCCCCAAAATGAGACTATTTTTTTGCTGTCTTATTTACCTCCCGGTACAACTTATAAGCGTATGACCGGCTGACTTTAAGCTTCTCTTCAATCTTTTTGATGGTTAGCCCTTTGGCCGCTTTCTTATTTTTATCGCCGGGATTTTTGGGAATGCGGTAGCTACTACCCCCAAATTTTAAACGAATCTCTTTTGATATTTTTGCGATCTGCTCATCAGTGATAGTCGGGAATAATTCCTTCACATTCTCGAGGCATTGAGTAAGAAAACCCTTACTTTTCTTTGTTGTTTTCATGGGACACCCTTCACAGTGCCACCTTCAAATAGGAGCCGCACCAAGCCGGTTGAAGTGTCCGGCGATTCACCCCGTCGGGCTAGGTGCGGCAAACTCGCTCTTGCTTACACTTCGATTTTCGGTAGCACAACATCAATTTCACGGATCAAGCCAGCGGCACAGTTAGCGATTTGGTTCATTACCCGCCCAAGGTTGAGCACCTTTTCATCGCCCGAATCAAAAGACATTGCCGCACCAGCCAATGCCATTGCGCGCAGATCAAACAGCCCATCGATTGCAGTCGATTTAATTTCGCTAAATGCTTCCTCTCTTTTGCTTGAATCAGACATGGCACACCTCCTCATCTGGCTGTTGTTTTCTAGCGCTATCGATTAATGCATCAGCTTCCCTGATTCGATCAATCATGTTTTTCATCACAAAGTAAAATCCTGCAAGTTGTCCTGGCTGCAATAGCAGCGAGTCATTGGGATGGGTGTTCAGGCTGATTGATTGGATAAACGATGCCATGGCAGACGCCTCGTGCAACTTGTCATTTGCGTCAAGCAGGCATCGGGCGCTATCCGACAAGGGTGAGGGCTCTTTCGCCGGCGGAACGTCTGGCAATAAATCTGTCAGCGGTACAATGATCCGATGGAATATCTGCCTTTTCGATTTATCGTCTTGCGCGTTTGCCATCAGCGTTGCCAGTCTGGATTGAATGTCAGCCAGTTCGTCCGTTTGCTCTGGTGCTGTTAAAATAGTTTCAGTCATGATCAATACCTCCGTTTTGGGTGTTGCGATTGATTAGGGGTTGCTCGGTGTGTCAGCACCAGGCAGCCCCGCTTTCCTTCCGGCACTGCCGGTCGCCCCAGTGATTTCCAATACCACACGCTCAACCGTTTTCGCAGCGGCAATGCGCTCCTCGGACATTTCAGAATGCGCATATACCCTGAGCATTCCATCAAGCGAATGGTTGAGGCATTTCTCGACAACGTGCGGCAGCACCCCGTTATCCATCGCCAGGGTGGCGAAGGTGCGGCGCAGATCGTGCGGCGTCCATCCGACTTTGCGGCGCTTCACCCAGGCCTGCACGGCGGTCGGTGAAACTTCGAAAGGTGCAGACGTCTGCGCTCTTGCTGTTACGCTTAGAAAAACCCAATGCGGCTTGCCGTTCTTGGTTTTTTCGACACGCCACAAGGGGCCTTCCGCGCGTCCGCGCTGTGCCTCTGATATCCTGAGCCCAGTCAGCAATAAGAAGCGCAGCAGCGCCGCGTTGTCGCCAGTCCATGCCCATAATTGCCTGATCTCGTCATGCGTCAATACGCGGGTGATCGGTTCATATTTGTAGCCGGTGACACGCGCACCGATTACGGCAGCGGGATTGTCATCACGCCAGCCCAGCTCGATCGCCAGGTTGAACATCGCCTTGAGGTGGGACCGCAAGCTGTCAGCGCTGCGCGGTGTGGCCCTGCTCTCTGCTACCAATTCGGCTAAGCGCGTTGTTTTTACTTCGGACACTCTGACGGTGCCCATCGCCACGCGGATGCGCTCAGCGTAGGACGCGAACTGCTTTGGTCTGGCATGGCCACTGATAACCGCTTCGTGGTATTGTTTCAGCAGGTCGTTGACGGTAGCATCAGACGGCGTTTTTGCGGATCCAGCCAAGAACCTTGCAGATCTGAGGGAAATGGTAGGCCAGTCACCCAGGGTGATGATTTTGGTCTTGCCGCCTTGTTTGCGGCGCACGATGAATGTCTTGCGCCCGGTAGTTCGAACGCGCAGCCAAAGCCCATCGCCACACCCTTTCATATAGTCGGTGTCGCGTTGTCTTAACACTTTGATATTTTCCTCGTCCATCGCCTCTCTGGATACACTTTGGATACACTTTGAAGTGTAAAACAGAAGTTAGGAAAAGTCTAGATAAGTTTACAATCACAACAAATCAATAAGATAGGAGCCGCAAGCCAGTGGTGAAAGTGCTGTTTATTTGCATGGGCAACAAAGTATTGCTCCAGCGCATAGCCATGCGCCATGCGGGTTTGCGGTGTGCACATGTCGAAATGGTCACGCCACTGGATACACCACCCTTATTGGATACACCTTTGCAAGCGTGAAAACACGCCAAAAGCTTGCATCTGGATACACCCTCCACAAGGCATAAAAAAACCCCGCCGGTTCAATGGCGGGTTTTGTGCTTTCCAACTTATCGGTCAATCAAATTTATAGACAGTGATCGCCTTGGTTAGCTCAAGCGTGTCCAGGTCTCGCTCGTAGGTTTGAATCGCCTCAATAGGATGGTGAGGTGCGACGGTGATGTTTTGGGCTGCAGGGAAGCCTCCATTATCCAGGCAGTACCTCACCACAGATCTCAATCGCTTTTCAGCATCGCGGAAAAGAGCAAGATTGCTGGCAGCCACGGCAGCATCTTTCCCGTCAGTAATATCACGTTCAAAAATTCGAATGTAGCTCATCACGCCGGCCAAGACGTTAGCTAGATGCGTTCTACCAACGACTTGACCCACTTGTTTGGCATACTCTTCGGTAGATAGCGCGAGAACCGCAAGCGCGTTTTGCCACATCGTGTCGTGAAAAGCGGCCACCATCCAAGAGCGATATTCTTCTGGAGTAAGCGCCGGGGGATAGTTGTTATTGTCGAATTTATTGATATCACTCATATCACCCCTGCCCGTTGTAATTTATCTACCAATTCCGCGTTGCTGTTCCGTGCCACGCGCTCCATGCTCATTATCACTTCGGCCCTGTCGGTGCGCGAATCGACGTTGTATGTGGGGTTGTTGTAAATGGTGATGCCGCCGCCGCCCTGTGCTTGCACGCCGAGCTTGCCATCGCGGCCACGGGTCAGCGGCATCACCGCTTCCGGCCCGGCCTCGCCCATCACGCCGAGATTAAAC